CTCGGCCTGCGGCTCGGGATGCCATCTTGGCACTCATCACCTACGATGACAGTGCCCAGTATCTTGATATGCCCAGTGACAAACTAGAGGTGTGGGCAATACTCAGCGAAAACTCAGCAGCCGTACTATTGTTGCCAGCAGTTATTGCTTTTGAGCAGATTGCTGAATTGGAGTTAGCATGAAAAAATGGACTTATGCCAAGACTGTGCCTAAAAAAATCTACGTGGCATGCAGTGGTGGAGTTGATAGTGTAGCTGCTGCCGCTATTCTCAGTGAGTGGCGCGATGTTACATTGGCTCACTTTAGCCATCAAGACCATGCCGCCGAGCAAGAACTTGAAACTGTGTCAGCATTAGCGCAAAAACTTAATCTTCCTTTGGTCGCAGGATTTCAATCTGGAACTATACAATGGTATCGCAATGCCGAAGCAAATTGGCGTCTAGCACGATACCAGTGGTTTCATTCTCTTGATGCACCTGTGGCCACTGGTCATACACTAGATGATGCGGTAGAATGGTATCTAATGACCTGTCTTAGGGGGCGTGGTGAATACATGCCACATCGAAACCGAAATGTTTTTCGTCCCTTTTTATTAACTGACAAACCACAGCTGATTAAATACTGTGAGCAAAAATGCTTGTCCTGGTGGGAGGATCCTGGCAATCATGATCCTGAGTTTAGCCTGAGAAGTAAGGTCAGATCATCATTGCTGCCAGCGGCCCTAGAGTGTGAGCCGGGATTACGACGCATGGTTCACCGCCGATTGGTTGATAAAATCAGAGAAGAAAAATTAACAGCAATACGTGATCATGATTAAACAGTTTTACATTGATGAAAGTTTTATTTGCGATGTATCTATTCATCTTGAATGGGGCATGTTCGATTGTATAGATCAGAATCAGTTAACACCTGATCAACTACTAACCATGCTCAAAGGTGAGGACCGATGTTCCAGCTACCATAATAAAGATCATACTGAATTTACCAAGTTGCGTAATCTATTGGAGCAAGACGGTTATATTGTGACGCAACGAAATTATTGGAACGGTGATAGAGTAATTAAATCGTTCAGGCTAAACGAGTGGAAATTTAACAAGGGCCACAGATTCCCCTCGGCAGCAGCAATGCAGAATAGCATTAAATGTGCAAAAAAATATGGTTGGCCCAACATTTCTGGTTTATAAGGACGCTGATGAATATTATAATTGTTCGAAGTGACATTGCACAACAGCGATACGATGTCTGTAAAGGGTGTGCTGATTTCACTGCACTAAAATTGTGTCGATATTGTAATTGCTTTATGCCAGTAAAAGTCAAATTTGCACTTGCAGATTGTCCCAAGGGTAAATGGGTTATGACCACTAATCCTCAAGAACATCAGCATGATGCGTACAAAGATCTAGAATAAACATACATTAACTCAAGGAGCGGTCATGAAAACAGACACTATTATAATGAAAAATGCCGTTAATGGTGAGCAATGGATTTGTGACGATTCAAAAAAGATAAAAGTTATTGAAGGCATTGTCTATCTCACCGTACATAAGCCAGGTTCTAGTAGGCACATGCTAATGCGCAAAGACAGTCTGGTCCCAATCAAAGATAAAACTCTTGCATTAAAATAAAAATCTAGTTATAATTAAGGAAGTAAACAGAGCATCACCGTAGTTCAGCTGGATAGAACAACAGCCTTCTAAGCTGTGGGTCGGGGGTTCGAGCCCCTCCGGTGATACCAAATTTACATGCGATCAATATATGCCAATGCTTGCACAATGCTGGTAAAGTATCTGATTGAAAAATTCGTGTGATCAAAAATATCTTGCACAATCATACAGCATACACCGTTGTACAGACACAGATGAAATCTTATGCCCTGCTTGGTGATGTTGTTGTAGGTGTACACAAAAATATTTATATTCTTATCAAAAGTTAATTATGCCAAAATTATACGTATTAGTCGGTGTGCCGGGTTCGGGTAAAAGCACTTGGGTGGCCCATCAGGAATGGGCAGATCAGTGTGCGTATATCAGCACTGATATTCATGTTGAGCGTTATGCAAGAAATGAAGGTAAGACATACAATCAAGTGTTTGATGAATTCATGCCCAAGGCTGTGGAACTCATGGCAGATGATGTAGTCCAAGCCCGCGAAGAAGGCAAGGACATTATCTGGGATCAGACCAGCTGTACCATGGTCAGTCGTCGGAGAAAATTCAACATGTTGCCTGATTATTATGCCATTGCTGTGGTGTTTAAAACTCCACCTGCGGGTGATCTGATGAAACGGTTGGCCAGCCGTCCCGGAAAAGGTATTCCGTGGAACGTTGTTTCCAGTATGATTAACAATTTTGAAATGCCCACAGAAGATGAAGGCTTTAAAGAAATTTGGTATGCAGTTTAAATTTATTGCATAATTACGGTATATCAATAGGCAAAACTAACATGAGTAGCAAACAAGAAATATTAAAATATAGTCGTCAAGAAAACATGGCCCCACTGTCCAACTGGTTTGACGGTTCACTGAATCGACTGATCGAACAGGAAGTCTATCATGATGTGAATGCACTTGAGGACATTGGGCAAAAGCTGGTCAGTGGACTGATCAGCTATGCAAAAAAGTTCAATGTCTACGACGCAGTGATTGGCATGAGTGGTGGGGTTGATAGTGCCCTGACTGCGGCCCTGTTCAAGCAAGCTGGCTGGCATGTAACTGGATTGACCTTGCCCATACATCAGAATCCCCAGGAGACTGATCGCGGTGTTGAGGCATGCCGTGCACTGGGGATTAAACACAAGCATATTGATCTGACTAAAAATTATGACACTCTGTTAAAGAGTGTCAGGACACATGATCCAGAAATACTTGATGAAACTCAATCACTGCGCCGTGGAAATCTGCGTGTTAGATTGCGTATGATGACCCTGTACAATGAAGCCAGCGCAGTCAAGGGCCTAGTGGCCAGCACTGATAATTTCAGTGAGTTAGCTGCGGGGTTCTGGACTCTGCACGGGGATGTGGGCGATGTGGCTCCGATTCAGAGTCTGTTAAAAAGCTGGGAAGTACCCAAGCTGGCTGAAATTTACGGAGTGCCATCGAGTACAGTATTTGCCACACCCACTGACGGGCTGGGGATCAGCAAGGGTGACGAGGACCAATTTGGCTTTAGCTACTTGGAATTTGACACAGTGCTCATGCAACTGTGCACGGAGTCATTTCCCACCCGAGCTGAAATGCTAGCATACTTGGATGTGCCCGATACCGACCTGGCCAAGGTAAATACAATCCTGGACAGAATTAAAAACAGTACATTTAAACGCAGCAACCCATATAATTTACAACATCCCCTGCAACAGAATAGATATCTGGGGTTAAGAAATGTTGATTATGGATTGTGGAACCTGTAGATTATAAATAAATTGAATATCAATTTATACTGCAATGATTTACACTATTCTTAATTTAAATGATCCTTTGGCTGCTTTTCTTAAAGACGATCCAGTGCGGCCGCATATTCCACACGATCAGCGTTTTGGTACCAATCGAACAGTTTTGGCATTAACTGATGGCGACCGGGTGACTGCGTTGGTATGTGCAAGATTATGTGATATTGTGCCCAGGGATGAGCAAGAATTACTGGAAAATCAGACTGAAGCTCCCAATACTGTGGTTTTTTATACCATATGGAGTTATAATCCCGGCGCTGGGCAGAAGTTAATTCAGGAAGGGCTGGCGCAGTTAAAAGAGCAATTACCCATGGTTACTAGATATGTCACACTGAGCCCTATGACAGAAATGGCCAAGCGATTTCATATTCGCAATGGTGCTCAGGTGTTTAGAATCAATGACAGTAGTGTAAACTACGAATACAAAATAACTAATTAATATTAACGATGACTATCAAAAATTATGTGGTGTGTGCTCACCGCCGCATCAAAAGCACAAAATGGATCTGGAAAGACACCCGGGACGAGGGTGATATCTATGAATTGTACAAGCAGATGTGTTTGCACAGTCTGAGCAGTGCTCGTCAATTCCTCCAGGGTGACTGGGAATACATCTTATTTGACGATGATGTAGAACATATTAATTTTGCCATGCCACGTAACAACGATCTAATCCATGACCTCTGGCATCGTGAACCCTGCAATATTCTATGGGTTGGTCCCGACGTTCAGTTTGTCAAACCCACTGCAATTTTTGGGAAATTTAAGGATTTTCGATTGTTTAATTGGACTGACCCCAAAAGCTGGCATGAGCCCAATCAGTACAACGTGGGTTTTGATAATTTGTTTAACAACGATCTACAATACTATCCGCACACCATGGATCCCGCGCTATGGGTCAAAGAACGTGAGATGCGAGCGGCTTGGGATGTTACCGAAGGGATGAACAGTTATAATAATCAACAGATTGTGCATAACTCCATGTTCTGGATGCAGAATATTCCCTGGACTGATGCCCATCGTCCCGATTTATTCTATCAGGCACAGTGGTTGCCCGGCTGGGCTACCATGGAAGTTCAGAATGACTGGAATGGTTGCAACTATGAAGATGCCCAGGTCATCCACTGGCATAGCAGTCGCCACGCGCCCACCAAACTGGAATGCATGCGGCAGGTAAATGAAGCACTGGGTGTCCCTCTGGTCACCGAGCTGAAATGAAAATAGCTGTTTTGGGCGCCGGAGGATTTTTGGGTAAGTACTTGTCTGCTACACTGAATGTCACACACACTGTGATTCCAGTTACCAGGGATACACTTGATCTATTGGACTTCTATCAGGTGACGCAATGGTTGGCCAACACTGGCCCGGATGTGATTATTAATTGTGTATCCAGCAGCGGAAGTACCCGAGTAGACGATATAAATTACTCTGACGTCCAAAAAGATCTGGCAATTTTTTTAAATTTTTTCAATAGTACACAGAATTTTAGATTCATTAATATCGGCAGCGGGGCTGAATTTGATCGCAGACAGCCCATTCACATGGCCAAGGAGAGTGACATATTTCGTTGTCGTCCTCTTGAAAGTTATGGCTTTGCAAAAAATATCATATCTCGGTTATGCCTGGAAAAAAATAACTTTTATACACTGCGGCTATTTGGCTGTTTTAATAATCAGGAACCAGAATCTCGACTGTTCAAGCGTTTTTTAAATGACAAAATCGACATCATCAACAATAAATGGTTTGATTATATTACCATTGAGGATTTTGCCATCATAGTCGAGCACTACTGCGCAATTGAACAACCAACGCACCAGGACATCAATTGTGTCTATCAGGATAAATTTTTAATTAGTGACATTCTGGAGTTGTTGGTAAAAACGCACCAGCTGAATAAACAGATTCAAGTAAACTCATCGACATCGAGTACCTGGGCATATTACACTGGGGATGGCACCAAGTTGGCTGGTCTGAATTTAGCCCTGGGTGGGTTAGAAGAAGGAATTAGAAATTATGTCTAAAAAAATTGTCTATGTTACTGGCTGCCTGGGATTTATTGGTAGTCATGTGACCGAATCCTGCTTGGCTCTTGGCTGGTACGTGATTGGAGTGGATAAATGCACTTATGCCAGCAACACTGCCTGGCTTGATAGTTGGGATATTCGATACCCTGCACAATTTAATTTTATTAAGTCTGACATTAATGATCTGGACCGCCTGTACGACTGTGATTATATCATTAACACCGCAGCAGAAACACATGTTGACAACAGCATAGAAGACAGCGACGCATTTGTACACAGTAACGTGGTTGGTGTGCATCATCTGCTGAAACTGATCAATCGTAAAAAATATAAAAGACCAATTTTCCTGCATTTTAGCACTGACGAAGTCTATGGAGATATCGCGCATGGATCACACACTGAAACTGACCTGCTACGGCCCAGCAATCCATACAGTGCAACCAAGGCTGCTGCTGATCATCTGATCACCAGCTGGGGCAGAACTTACGGGCTGCCATATGTGATTGTTCGTCCCACTAATAACTATGGTATTGGCCAGTATGTGGAAAAACTAATTCCCAAGACAGTAAAATACATGAGTGTTGGTAGAAAGATTGATCTACACAATAATGGTACACCCATTAGAACCTGGCTACATGCGAGCGACACCGCCAACGCAGTCATAGACATAATACACGCTGGTGCCATTAACGAAACTTACAACATCAGTGGTAATTGCGAGATGCCGAACATTGAAGTTGTTAAAAAAATTATCAACATGATGGTACCAGGTCAAGAAGTAGATATAGAGAATTATATCGAGCATATGACACGCATAGGTCAGGATGTCAGATACAGCATTGATGACACAAAATTAAAAAATCTGGGCTGGATTCCACTGGCAAACTTTGACACTGAGCTGGCAAAAATAGTAGAATATTACAAAGAAAATTTTATTTGGTAACACATGGACAACATTCTTCAACAAGTACGTGAATACATCGAACAAAAACAACAATCTAAAACCTGGGTACCGGGTCGAGATTTTGTCAACTATGCAGGTGCCTATTATGATGCCGACGAATATGTAGCCGGCGTGGCCAGTCTGCTCAATGGCTGGCTAGCCATGGGCAACGACGGTCTTAAATTTGAACGGGAATTTCCAAAACAGTTTGGAAAAACCAAGGGCATTGTGACCAACAGCGGTAGTTCAAGCAACCTACTGATGATGAGTGCACTGACCAGTAAGCGTGGCCACAATCTACCACGTGGCACCAAGGTTCTGATGCCCATTGCTGGATTCCCCACCACACTGAATCCCACTTTACAGGTGGGATTTACTCCGGTGTTCGTGGATATTGAACTGGAAACACTCAATCTAGATGTGGGTAAATTGGAATCCATGCTGGCCGCTGATCCAGAGATTCGTGTGATTACATTCGCGCATGTGTTGGGAAATCCCCCCAACATGGACGAAGTCATGGCAGTGGTCAACAAGTACAAATTAATCCTCCTGGAAGATTGCTGTGATGCACTGGGTAGCACCTACGATGGTAAACCACTGGGTTCATTTGGGCTCATGGCGTCCTGTAGTTTTTATCCAGCACATCACATGACCATGGGCGAGGGCGGTTATGTTGCCACCAACGATGCCAACATTGATGTTATTCTGCGTAGTTTCCGTGAGTGGGGGCGTGGTTGCTATTGTGTTGGTCCCGAGGCAAATAAACTAAAGTGTGGTACCTGCGGCAATCGTTTTAAAAACTGGATTCCCACTCTGCCGGATCAGATATTTGATCACAAGTACGTCTATGACGAAATCGGTTATAATCTAAAGCCAATTGAACTACAGTGTGCCATGGGCATGGAGCAACTTAAAAAGTTGGACACTATTCATGCTTTGCGCCGCCGCAACTATCAATTACTATTCAACATCTATGAAAAATACGAAGAGTTTTTCTATCTGCCAAAGGCGACCCACAAGAGTGATCCTAGCTGGTTTGCTTTTCCTCTTACTATTCGCCCCGGTGCTCCTTTTACCCGTGCTGATGTTGTGGATTATCTGGAAGAAAACCTAATACAAACTCGTCCCTATTTTGCTGGTAACATCATGTTGCAACCTGCATACAGTCACCTAATGGATCCACAGCTGGCCAAGGATAATTTCCCCAATGCCACACATGCCATGACACACACATATTTTCATGGAACTAGTCCAGTGATAACCCCAGAGCAGATTGCCTACATTGACTCAATCGTAACTGGATTCATGAGCCTTTATGTATGATTACTGCACAGGATCTTATTGATTTTGAAACTGATATTGCTGTGCTGTTCAATGCTGCAAGTATAAAGGCGCCGGTACATTTGTACGCAAACAATGAAGACAACATCATGCGTGTCTTTGAAAAAATTGACATTAAAAATGATTGGGTATGCTGTACCTGGCGAAATCACTATCAGGCATTGCTCAAGGGCATTCCCAGCGACTTGCTCAGAGAAAAAATCATACAGGGCAAAAGTATGGTTATGAATTTACCCGAATATAAATTTGTAAGTTCCAGCATTGTGGGTGGCATTCCCAGCATTGCCACTGGGCTGGCGCTGGCAGCTAAACTCAAGCATTCCTCAGAGCATGTATGGTGCTGGACCGGAGACATGAGTGCAGAGACTGGTGCCTGGGGCGAAGCATACCGTTATTCGGTGGCTCATGAATTGCCCATAACTTTTGTAGTTGAAGACAATGGCCTGAGTGTGCTCACCCCGACCAGTAAAGTATGGGGGGAAGAAAAATGGTATCTACCGCATCAGAATCGCAATTGGTATGAAGGACCAAATTTAATCTATTACAAGTACAGTAATAAAAAATATCCGCATGCGGGTGCAGGGATAAGGGTACAATTTTAATGACATCCAATCAACGATATAATCAGTGCTTAAAAGACGCAATGAATTGGCTGGGAAGCCAGCCTGATGTGATTATTCTGGGGCAGGCAGTCTGCTATGCAGGTACTGGATGCTATGAAAGTCTAACCGAAGTTCCCCCTGACAAGAAAATGGAATTCCCTGTGGCAGAAAACTTTCAGATTGGGGTCAGTACTGGGCTAGCACTCAATGGATTTGTTCCGGTGAGTGTGGTTCCACGCTGGAACTTTTTACTATGTGCAACGGACCAGGTGATCAATCATCTGGATAAGTTATCCAAGATGAGCAATGGTGGATATGCACCCAAGGTAATTATTCGTGTGGCAGTTGGATCTGAAGTACCAGTGGATCCACAGGATCAGCATCGTGGTAATTTTTCTGATGCTTTTAGAAAAATGTGTGCAACCATTGACATCATTGAATTAACTGATCCAGAATCCATAATGCCAGCCTATCAACATGCATATAGTAGAACCGACGGCCGCAGCACCATTGTAGTTGAGTTTCCTGATTACGGCAAATAACAATTTGACTTAATTATTGGTTAATGTTAGTATGCAGCTACATTAACTTAGGAATCTATTATGTTTGAATCTATTGAAATCCGCAAAGTGGCCAACGGTTTTGTACTAACAGTGCATACTGAAGAAGAAACCAAAGAATACGTTTACGACAGTTCACGCAAGGCCATGCGTGTGATTAAACAATACATTGACGCTGACCACAAGAGCACAGAATGATTTTTGGTTGACGTAAAATACGACTTCGGTTATAATACCAACATCGCGTAACAACTTAGGAGTCGAAAATGTCCACAGTACATAGCATTTGGAAAACCGGATACGCAGTGCATACAGCATTGGGTGTTGAGCTTGTTGGTGAAACAGAAAAAGCCATGAAGTTCAAGGTTCTGAATTCTAGCAAAGGGTATACTTTTTACATGCCCAAGAAAGCATTGGCCGCCGACAAGACCACTGAAGGTATCCTTAATCTTGCACCCTGGTACAAAATCGAAGGATTTATTGAATATCTTTTTGATCAGTACGCCAATCATTACGCTCGCTAATTTGGCATAAAATCGTATTTCTGTTATAATTTGTACTTCACGTTAACTACCAAGGAATCAAAATGTCAGCAACTATCCGTATCCGCAAGGGCAACTATCGTGGCACTTCTGTTAAAAACAAAGTGTTTGAATTGGTAAAGCAATACAAGAAGACACCCAACGGTGGGCATGTAACTGTGCGCAACGGCGGAAATTTTGAAAATTGCCCCGAGGTTGTGCGCATCAAAGTTTCTGGAATTTCCGACTATGAATTTATCAGTGGGCAAGAACTGCATGAAGCACCTCTGCTGGATCAACCCAATGACGAACCTGTTGATGAAGTTTCCACCGAGACCGACGAGCAAGTTATGACCCGTATCCGTGAACGTTTTGAAATCCTAACCGAAATGACCAAGGCAGCAACCACTGGCGACATTCGTGCCATGATTGTGTCCGGCCCCCCGGGTGTGGGCAAGAGTTTTGGTGTCGAGCAAGAAGTTGAAAAGGCATGCTTGTTTGATCAGCTGGCCGGTAAGAAAATTCGTGCCGAAGTGGTCAAGGGTTCAGCGACTGCACTGGGTCTGTTCTCCACACTGTACAAGTACAGCGATGCAAATTCTGTGCTGGTATTTGATGACTGTGATGGCATCCTACTTGATGATGTTTCCCTGAATCTGCTCAAAGGTGCTTTGGATTCTGGAAAAAAACGCAAGATCAGCTGGTTGAGCGATAGTTCCATGTTGCGCCGTGAAGGCATCCCTGATCAGTTTACTTTTAACGGGTCTGTGATTTTTATCACAAACCTGAAGTTTGACAAGATGCGTAGCCAGAAACTGCGTGACCACTTGGATGCACTCCAGTCACGTTGCCACTATCTGGATCTGACTCTGGATACCATGCGTGACAAGATCCTGCGCATCAAGCAGATTGCCAAGGATGGGGAACTGTTCAAGGACTACGGTTTTGATGCTGATGCTCAGCACGAAATCCTGGATTTTATGACTGACAATCAGAATCGTCTGCGTGAAATGAGTCTGCGCATGGCACTGAAAATTGCAGATTTGCGCAAGAGCTTCCCACTCAACTGGAAGCGCATGTCTGAAACGACCTGTATGCGTTGATGCCCAGCTAACATAAATTAATAATCCCTGCCCGTGCAGGGATTTTTTTTGACACGTTGATTTCAGATAAGTAAGAGCATGAGCCTCAAAGAAATTACTCAGGATTTACATCGAGCAGCGGAGGCCACTGACTTTATGAAATCAGTTTTTGATGGATCACTTGATCCTGATTGCTGGATGGATTTTGTACATCAGAAATTTTTATTTTACAGTGCCATAGAAGGTGCAGCAACTCCGCTGGGCCTGCTGGTTGATTTACCTGATATACAGCGATCATTTAAATTAAAACATGATTATATGACCATGACCGGTGGTCAATTGCGTCACCGCCATAGGGCAGTGACCATTGAGTACTACAACTACGTATGGTCTATTTCCCAAGACCCTGACAAAATCATGGCACACCTGTATGTCTGGCACCTGGGTGATTTATTTGGTGGGCAGATGATCAAACGTATGATACCAGGTTCCCATGAATCACTGGAATTTGAGGGCAGGGATAAATTAATTAGCACCATCAGAAATAAATTGGATGATGCCATCATGGGCGACGAAGCTCGTGTGGGATTTGAATGGGCTATAAGGATATTAAAACAATATGACAACACCTCTACTTGAACGTGTACTTAAAGTGGGACGGTATTTTGAGCAACGCTTAAAAGAAACCGGGCAGATTATACCAGATGCTGCCACTGGATATGATTGGTATAATCATCTGTACTCCAGCGCTACCTATCGACGGGCCCATGTGGAGATTGTGGACAAGATGCAAAGCCATAAAATTCTGGTTCTGCATTGTACCATATTCCCCCATTATAACGATCCCAGCCCAATCTGGGGATTTGATGCAGTGTGTGGGCCAAACAAAATTACCGGGGCGTTCCATGACATGAGTAATGGTGGCGACCCCGGCCATTTTATGATTGAGCATTTTGCTCACACTGTTAAAGATCTAAATTGGAAAAAAGAACGTCAATTACCACCCTGGGCCCAGGAAATCTTCAGCGAACATATTGTGGCTGCGGGGAACATAAACGACCAACAAGAGCTTGAAAAGCTATGCAGTCTGGCTGAAAGTAATCTGGATTATTATCTGAGTAACGTGGGAAAAACAGCAAACGCTGATCATGATTTTTATGAAATACAACGAAAATATAATGCCAACAACAAGCAAAATCCGCATGTTGCACGTAGCATGATCAGCATGGGTGTTCCCGAACCCACCATAATGAAATTTATCGACGAAGTATTATATTCAGAAAACCGTTGACGTCTGTGTAAATACTGCTAAAATATGCAGTATGAATAAGGCGCCCACGTTTAAATATCTGGAGGAATACATTGAGTTTATTGGCGGATATCGAAGCGCCACGGGAAAAGTGCATTCAATGTTTGATCACCTTCCTGTACCAATTAATTTGGCCCGCTATGACGTAAATTTTATACAGAATGTAAGCGAACAGACTACCAATATCTATGGATATGGTTCAAAGAATGTTGCTGCCTACACTGATAGGCAGGCTGAGTTGGCTTATGCCATAGTAGACAAATACAGAAAGCAACTTTTAAATTTGAAACCTCCTGTGATAGTTCCCGAGCGAGTCAGAGACCTGCAATTAAAACATGGCCTTAGGCAGGTGGATCGTACCAAGTCAGTGACCATCGCCGATGGAAATTTTGTGCTTAAATTCCCCTATGATCGAACTTTAATTGAGCTGATAAAAACCCAGATGAAAGAGGGAAACGGTGCGGCAAAGTTTGACGGGGAAAAAAAAGTGTGGGTCATGGCCATGACCGAAGACATGTTAAACTGGATCATGGCTATATGTCCAGGTAGGGAGTTTGTCATTGACGAAGAAATTCACTTGCTGTATCGTAACTTGCAAGACATGGAACAAACACCGTTTGCCATAGAGCTGGGTATTGTCGTGGATCAGCCTGTGATATTAAATGCTCCCAGTAGTATGCTGGATTATATTAATACCAATCTTGGGGGGTTGTCATTGGATAATTTGCTCGTACTGGTTGATAATGGTCCTGTATTAGGATATAATGTCAGCAGTGCAGTAACTGAACGTATTAAAGCGCAATATCCCCAATACTGGGATCTAGTTAGATTTAGAAAAAGTAAATTCTCTAAATCCAGTATTGGGCTAAATGATATTGTAGAGTATGCTCGATTAACTAATCGTCTACCAGTACATGTTTATGAAAATGGACTTCCCAAAGAAAGCACTGATGGGGTGATATATCTGAATCGTGGCATTAGTTATAATGTACATCCAAAGTTATTGGTGACCACTACAAATTTAATGATTGGCAGCAGAAAAGAAAGCTGGGTCATGAACTCAGAAAAGATGATTTACCTTGAGTAACAGTTAACACCGAATTATACTAAATGACAACCACTGTAACAATTGAAATTAAAGATGAAGTTAATTGTAAATTTCACAATATTGATCTAACTGATAGAAAAAAGTTAGTTGAAAAATTTAAATTTGATATTCCTGGTGCAAAATATCAGCCCAGTGTCAGGCTGGGTCGTTGGGACGGTAAAGTACCGTTCTTCAATCTGGGTGGTGCCACCTACATTAATTTATTGCCCAATATTATACCCATGTTAGATTCCTGGGGATATCATGATATTGTGGTAAACGATCTCCGGGAATATAACACTTCTTTTAAATTTAATCAGGTCAACGAACTTAGTTTCTCAGCCACCAACTGGCCCGTGGGGCATACCATGGCAGGTATGCCCATACAGCTTAGAGACTATCAAATTGATATCATTAATCGGTTCCTAGAAAATCCACAATGTATTCAGGAGGTTGCTACCGGAGCAGGTAAGACTCTGATCACAGCCGCATTGAGTTTAAGTGTGGAGCAATATGGCCGTAGTATTGTGGTAGTTCCCTCCAAGGATCTGGTAAGACAAACCGAAGCAGATTACATTAACATGGGGCTGGATGTGGGGGTGTTGTTTGGTGACCGTAAAGAATATACCAAGACTCATACGATATGTACCTGGCAGAGTTTAAATTCTCTATTAAAGAATTCCATCAATTACGAAGCCGATGTCACAATTCAGGATTTTATACAGGGTGTGGTCTGTGTGATGATCGATGAAGCACATAGTGCAAAAGCCGATGCTCTAAAAACATTGTTGAGCACAGTATTTTCTCAGATTCCCATTCGCTGGGGATTAACTGGCACAGTGCCCAAGGAAGATTATGCAGCACAGGCATTATTTTGTTTTATTGGGCCACTGGTGGGTAAACTCAGCGCCAGCGAATTACAGGAAGCCGGACATCTTGCAAACTGCCATGTGAATATTGTACAGCTAGAAGACTACGTGGAATATAAAGACTATCAGAGTGAACTTAAATATTTAACAGCCACTGCCGAGCGGATTGCCCACATTGCAAAACTAGTGGATAAAATTAAAGAAACTGGAAATACATTAGTATTAGTGGATAGAATTGAAAGTGGTAAAATGTTACAAGTGGAATTAAGCACACTGTTCAGTTTGCTTGGAGATAAACCTGATGTCAGTTTTGTTTCGGGAAATACAAAAAGTAAAGAACGCAAAGAAGAATACGACGAAATATCCACTGCAACCAACAAGGTTGTGATTGCTACCTACGGCGTGGCCGCTGTGGGAATTAATATTCCACGGATTTTTAATCTTGTGTTGTTTGAGCCTGGTAAGAGTTTTGTTCGTGTTATACAGAGTATTGGTCGTGGCATTAGAAAAGCGCAGGACAAGGATCACGTAGAGATCTGGGATATAACTAGTACCTGCAAATTTGCCAAACGGCATCTGACCAAGCGCAAACAGTTTTATAAAGATGCCAACTATCCGTTTAGCGTGGAGAAGGTTAAATGGCAATAAGAATAGCCAGTATAGAAAAAAGAGAAAATTACATCATGGTACGTGTCAACGGCTCCAGGGATGAACTCAGGAATGCCAATAGGTGGTGTACACAAACTGAGTGCGGCAAACAAGTGAACATACATTCGTTCAGCTTTAAACGAGAAGAGGAACTAACCATGTTCAAATTAAAATGGGAACACAATAACACATGAGACTTTTAACCCTAGAAAATACCAGCTATGAACTAAATGAAATACCAGAGGAGATTGATGACATCAGATTCTGTGTGCTGGATAATTCTGACCCCAAGGAGCCTGATTATTTCTTCATACCTTTAATATTTCTAGAAAGCTTTAACAGTCCGGCCCTGGTGCTTAAAATTGGTAATAGCATAATTAAAATGCCCATTGATTGGCAACTGTTGATTGGGGAGCCCGATCTGGGAGACTTAGAAGTAGTGCCACTGACCAGTATCAACGATCGGGGATTTAGCGTTTTTGCCTTTAATCCCATGGCCAGTTTTAGACCCGAATTTTTTCCCGTGGAGGTCATTGATATCTATCAGGATGTTAAATGGTACTTCCCCAAATTAAAACCCGGGCAGTTATTGGCTGTGCCTCTGGAGACTGGTAAACCCAAACCACTGTGTGTTTATTTTGTCAAAGACATAAGCAGACAGAGTGAAGTGGTTAATTATACAAAATGCTGGTAAACAAAGGAAAAATTATATGACAAAATATTCGGAAACTGAATTATTTCAGACATTTATGCGACTGGCAAACATCTATCTGGAGAGCTATCCGGATGATCGTGCATCTGTTGAACGATTTATGCGGTGGGCACACCACCAATATGGATACATGTATGGGAAATCTGACACCTAATACCGTCTACATATATGAACGAGTAAACGGTACAGTGTACCGACGAGAATCGGGGGCAGACCCTAGTTCTAGACAAGTTGTGGGGTATAACTATCACGAATTGGATTATCACGAAGATGATGCGTTATGGAGAGAGATATTGGCAACGTCGAAAAGAAATGAAACCTTGCGCTCTGAAATAGAACGTGTTAAAATTCTGTATCTTCTTCTTAAAGAAGAAAGCAATAATTTAGTAAAGTGGTAGCTAGTATGAAAAATTTAATAGTATTTGGTGATAGTTGGCCCGCAGGTGCTGACTTGCAGCATCCACATCAAGATTCTTTCCCCACAATATTGGCTCAAAAATTAAACTTAAATTGTAAAAATTTAAGCCAAAACGGATCAAGTATAGATCATGCAGTGGTTAAATTTTTAGAAACAGACATCACCAATGCTATTATACTGTTCTGTGCAACGGGTTATGCAAGAACAATGAAAATTGATCGAGGAAATTTATTTGAAGTACATCCACAAGATCCTGCTATGGAATGGTATTACACAAAATTATACTCGGATGAATTAGGAAATCTTAACAGAATTAAAAACTGTCTGTTGGTACAAGAAGTTTGCAAAAATAAAGGAATCCCTGTATACTTTGTGTCTAACTGGGATCCAGTACCGTCTCACGCCCTATTAAATCATGCTCAATGGTCACCAAAAACATTTACGCAAATGATAAGTACTGGCCCTTGTAATCCAGACTACGAAGTAGACTGGTCAAAAGTAAATCGAAAATATATGACACAGCGCAGTTCTCATCCAAATAAAGAAGGGCACATGTTAATAGCAGAAGAATTATACAGATGGATAAACTCTCAATAAACAATGAAATGGCGCAACTCGATCTTAAAAATCGAGCCTTTATGGAAGAACTGACTGAAGAAGAACGAAAAAAATTCAGCACATTTTTAATGATGAAATACAGTGCCAATGTGGAAGGTAGCACTGAAATGCAGGCCTGGTATCTACTAGCCAGCAACGAGCGGGTAAATAAAAACTTTTTCGATCTAGGTAAGCATCCCAAGTTACAATGGTTACTGTGTACCACAGTGAGTCCATCCCTGGGTCGTCAACGTCACTACTGGCTATCAACAAAAAAGAACGAAGGCCCCCGGGCCAAGATACTTAAATTTTTGAGCAACCTGTATCCATACATGAAATCTGATGAGATAACTCTGTTGGCCGAGGTTAACAGTGAGAAAGAAATAAAAATTCTAGCACGAGATCTGGGCTACTCGGACAGCGATATAAAGAAAGAACTGGGATGAATCACGTTTGCAGGTTTTGTGGAAAATCCTACGTCAAGGAAAGTACGCTGGCTGCGCATCTGTGTGAGCCCAAACGCAGGCATCAACAACAAAATGACTGGGGAGTTCAGCTGGGATTCAAGGCCTATTTGAGATTCTATGAAATAACACAGGGCAGTGCTAAGTTAAAAACCTACGAAGATTTTTCAAGCAGTCCGTATTACACAGCATTTGTCAAATACGGATGGCACACCATGGCCATACGTGTGGTTAATTTTAGCAGTTACACTGAATGGTTATTAAAAAACAATAAAAAATTAGACAACTGGTGCAAAGACTCCCTGTACCTTGAATGGTTATGCGAATATATTAAAAAAGAGTCAGTGCAAGATGCCCTGGAACGGGCCCTAAGGGAGATGCAGGATTACGCAGACAATGATAAAAATAGTAAAATCCAGGGCAATTTTTCAGAATATTTTAGTCTGGGCGCACCTAATAGGATAGTGCATCATATCTCCACTGGGCGTGTCAGTCCCTGGATTGTTTATAATTGTGGCAGCGGCCAGGGATTCTTGAGTAAGCTAAACGAGGAACAGGTATCCATGATTATGCCCTGGATTGACCCCGACCATTGGCAGCGCAAATTCAAAGACTATGCCGCAGACACTGAATGGATCAAGGATATCTTGCTGGGAGCAGGCCTATGACTGAGGTTATAATTGAAAATATAAATTATCGTCGCATATATGAAATTCTGCACGATCTGCAATTGTTTGGACTTGAAGTAAATCAGGATTACGAATTCCGACATCAGCCGGCCTGGTCAAGAACTGAACCTTCAGTTGTACAGAGAAAAATGACCATATTTTCATTTGAAAATGACAGCATGGCCAGCTGGTTTTCATTAAAATACGTAAAGTAATCTATGAAATTTACTTCAGATATTGACATAGACTTTGGTGATCGAACAAAAATATTGTCCATTATTAAACATATTCCGGCCAGTATTGCCAAAGATAGTGGGTTGATCAAACACAACACTGGTGTATATTTTACCGAGGTTCCAGTGGATCCATTTACTGGCCAGGCCAGTTTAGATTATAAATCTGCTGAAAATCGTGGTTATGTAAAGTTGGACTTTCTTAATGTGGGAATCTATAATCAGATTAAATCCGAATCTGATTTAGTAGAAATGATGAATGCTGATCCAGATTGGCCAAAACTTTACGATAGAGAATTTTGCAGTCAATTAACACACATAGGTGATCATTACGAAACTTTAATCAGGATGCCCGAGGCTGTAAACAGTATTCCGCGGATGATGATGTTTTTGGCCATTATTAGGCCAGCAAAACGACATTTAATTGGACTTCCCTGGCAAGAAGTTGCCAAGACCATTTGGGCTAGATCCGACGATAGCGGATATGCATTTAAGCAGTCGCATTCCTGTGCCTATGCACACCTGGTTGTGGTGCATATGAATTTGTTAAGTCGTGGTGTATAATTTTTAAATAACTCTACGAACCAGCGTAATGCTTCTTCGTTTTGATCTTTTTTGTGCTGATTCTTTTAAACTGATAGCAGGGCCGTATTTTAGATCCACATCCTTGCTGTTGAATGTTTTCAATATGGGTCTAAACTGAACCCAGTCTGATTTTAAAAAAATATTAATAGGTATCATCCTATTACTTTCCCACCACCAGGACTCGCCCAATTCCAAATATAGCAATTTTTGGTCGTTATTTTTTAACATTCCAAAATCATAGACGCTGGTAATAACGTCATCTATATTTTGTATGATGCCTATGTATTCATTCCCGCCATAAGTTAAAAAACTTAAAAACGGGTACTGATTTAGTAATTCTTGTAAATTTATACTCACAGGAATATTTATGATCAAAAATTGCTATATTAAATATAGATTCTTAGCTAAATAGGTGATGCAAACGGTTACAAGCTATTACTACGATAACATAGTGAATGTCCAATTCGACATTGGCGATACTTGCCTTATACCGGATATACCGCAAAGGAATAGAGTTGTGTACACAAGACCAATACAAATATATCAGGGTGTTTCTAATGTTCTAAAGATAGAAATTAAAAATTCTGATCAGAAACCCATAGATGTAACGGGGCATAGGTTAGTTTTTAACATAGTAGACGACTACGTTTATGCAAATGCCACGACAGTGCTGTCAGCCAATGTGGAGCCCTTGGATTATAGTATAGGCACTGGTTATGTGGTGTTACCAGCGGCAGATTTGACGCAATTATACCGAGAGCAGTATCTGTATAATATTAAAATTGAAACATGCTGGGGTAATGTGGCCAGCTATGTGGATGATAACTATGGTGCTGCGGGCCAATTACATATTAGTAATTCTGCTTATCCTGTGCCACTGCCGGCTAATTTAGATTTTGGCCCAGTCGCAGATGGCATTACTAGTTCTATAACCGATTTAGGAACAATATAAGGAATTTACATGCCAGATAGTCTATTAGGAATTCCATGCCCTCAAGGCCCCACTGGTCCACAAGGGCCACGCGGTCCACAGGGTGCGCGAGGACCACAAGGGCCCCGCGGTCCACAGGGTCCACAGGGGCCCAGTGGCATTCGTGGTGCCACAGGGCCACAAGGCCCACAGGGCGCTCAGGGCCCACAAGGCCCACAAGGTCCACAGGGAGTGGGTGCACAAGGCCCTCAAGGCGTTCAGGGACCACAGGGCCCCATTGGCCCCATTGGATTAAATGGACCACAGGGCCCACAGGGACCAACCGGAGCAGAAAGTATTGCACCAGGACCACAAGGCCCCAGTGGCCCACAGGGCCCACAGGGAGATCTTGGTCCACAAGGCCCCAGTGGCCCACAAGGCCCCAGTGGCCCCGATGGTCCACAGGGATCACAGGGACCAACTGGTCCAGTTGGGTTTACTGGCAGTCCAGGAGCCAGCGGCCCACAGGGGTCACAAGGGCCCCAGGGTATAGGATCACAGGGACCACAAGGACCACAAGGTCCCAGCGGCCCATCAGGTCCCAGCGGCCCAGCTGGTGCCAGCGTTGAAATACAAGATAATGGGACCACTATAACCTATGACGTAGTGTCCATGAATTTTACTGGACGTGGTGTTGCAGTATCTGGAAACACCAGCGTCATAGTGTCTGTGCCCGGCATGGTAGACACTATTGGAAACCTGGGCAATATTTCAGGAAGTTTTACACCCAACAGATCAAATTCCAGTGTGCAACTTGGTACATTGATTGGTAACATAACCCTGAATCCCATCGCAAACATGGCAGTTGGTGACAGTGTCACTCTTATACTGAAGCAGGACACAGTGGGGGTCAGGAGAATGACGGCCAACAGCGCTTACTTATTTGCTGGAAATTTTAGAACACTAAGTACCGCAGCGAGCTCCATTGATATGATCAACATATTCTATGATGGCACTAAATTTTATGCTGCATTGACCTCGGGATATTCCTAATGTTTGGAGCTAGCACACTGGGATTTAGATTCCAATCAGACCGCGGAGCCAGGAAAAAAGATGTACTGGTATTTTTCGACCCGTTGACTGATGCACCTGGTGGTAACACTAATTACTATGTTACATCTGGTGACGTAAATCCAGCGACTGAGCTTTGGCCAAAAATACGGGACAGGGAAATTGCGCTGGGATTCACGCCTACTCTGGTCTCAAGTTATTCAGCACTGGCTGCGTTAAATCTGGACGACTATGCACATGCCTGGGACATTGGTTATGCAAGTCCCTATCTGACCAATCCCAACGATCCAACCTTACTGTTGACCAGTTATTTGCAAAATAATGGTGCTCTTTTATTATTGGGGGAAAATGCCTATTTTGGTGTGCGAGACAATGCTATAGATGATTTTGTCACTGGGCTAGGTGGTGGTTCAATTTCAAGAAGTAGTAATAACTATTACTGGGCTGTTGACAGCACAGTGGCACCGGCGTTCCTGCAGGCCAACTTAAACGACTTAGTGACATTCAGCAGACCGGGCACTTTTGACACCTACGGAACTGGAACCCCGATTACTACCCCGTTTGTGGACAATGAGTATGTGGCAGTGATGTGGGAAACATCGTCTCTGGCAAGTGCGACCAGGGGAGCTGTAATATCTATCTTGGATATTAATTTTGTCACCGACACCTATTATGATCCCGATTTTATTGATAACATGTGTGTTTGTTTAAATCGGAAATAAAATAAGTATTAAAAACAGGATTTAAAATAATGAGTAAAGTAGTGCAATGGAAAAGGGGAAATACAGCGGCAGTTTCAAGCTATACTGGGCTTGATGGCGAGATTGTTATTAATTCTGAAGATCATACTCTTACACTTCACGATAACTTAACGCCCGGAGGCTGGACAGTGGGTGGCATAGCTACCAATATTGGTAATCTTTATGTAATTGACAATACTATATATTCCGCTAATACAGCCAATACCAGAATACAGATATCCACTGGTACTTATGCAGTTCATATAGATGGGGTGGCTATAGTTGTTGGGACAGACGATGGGCTCTTAATGCAACATTCAGCTAATAGTAATATTGCCACTCTGAGTACATCAGGGCGTGGCAATGGTAACATATCTATTGCTATTTCAGCAAATAGCAGTGCTCCTGGATTTGCAGTATCTCCACAGAACCAGGTGGGAATTCGTTCAGGTGTTATCAATGGTTTGGATATTGCCTATGGTGGCAATCTAGTACCAACCCAGTCAAACGTGCATACTATCGGAGACCCAAGCCATCTGGTCAGTGACATATTCATTGGTAACTCGATGTTCGTCAATGGCAGCACTGTTACCACGGTGGGCAATGCGTTAACTGTGAACGGCAACGCAATATATCCTTCAAATTTGAATATACAAAAAGTACTGGCCAACAACACCACCACAGTCACCACTCTGGGTAACACAGATTTGAAAATCACCGCAACCAACGGAATTGAAGAATCCACTGTTAGGATGTGGGCCAACAGTGGAAAAATGAGCTTTAACACACTGTCTGACGCTTTTGACTACAATTTCAACGGCTACGTCAGTAGTATTGGGTACATAGCTAGCGCAAGTGATCCTTATGGATATAGTTTCTATGATCCCGCAGAAGGATATTCGGGGTTAAGAAGTGTCCCGGCAGATGGGGTAACATACCTTTATTCGTACATTGCTATAGCACATGCAAACGTCGAAGTTGTAAAATTCATAGCCAACGGGATCACAGAGATGTACGGTGGGTTAGTTGTTTCTGTTGTGGGAAATGAGCACGGTACATTCCCCACAGCACCTGTGCAGTTCTACGATAATGTCGCATCTTACAGTCAGATAGTGCATCAGAATTTAAGCAATAGTCCTTTTGCTTCGACTGATATAGTGTTAACGGCAGACAACGGCTCAGATACATCAGTGTACTTTGACCTGGGGATAGCTAGCAGCAGTTATGAATATCCCGGTGATACTGCATATTTTCCTAACGATTCATATCTACTAGCAATAGATGGTAACATATTAATTAATTCTGGCTCGGCTGGGAAAACGGTTAAAGTTGCAGTCGAAGGTCTAGCATTAGAAAATATTGTAGCAGAATTCAGTCCTGCCGTGTTCACTGTAAATAATATACAGACTGCCAACGTTACTGCCACAGGGTATGTTAAAACTGTTGTTGACACAGTGGGCAATTTGATCCCTGCTGATGATGTTGGTGTAGGTGCCAGAGCTTTTGTTACAGACGCAAACACCACGACCTTTGCCAGTGAGGTCAGTGGTGGCGGCGCGAATGCAGTTCCAGTGTTTTCAAATGGCACTGTGTGGTGCGTGGGTTAAGATAAAATAAATAAGATATAATAGGACTCAGACATGACATCGTATACCGTCGTAACTTCAACAGCAGTGAATGTGGCAGGTGCAACTACTAATATTAACAGCACAAAAGTCAAGGTAGTAGCAAATAACTCTTGTGTGTATGCAATTAATGCACCAGCAACATTAACATCCAATGTTGGGCCCTTAATTCCTCAGAATATACCCACATACATTAATATGAATGGGTTAAATAATAAATTGAGTGTGCTACCGGCAGCTGGATTAAGCACAATAATCACTGTAACTGAAATGGGCACAGTGAGTAACAGCGGAGTGACTGGTTCGACTTATCGGCCAACATAATACATCATGGCTAATCCAACAGAAACAAATTATCGTCATCCATACCCAAATTATCAGCTGGGCGACCTAACCCAGGCCATGGACTATAACAATGCTGGTCAGCCTATACTCCGTGTCGGGGTCAATTATGGTTCAAGTATAAACGGTGCTGGTAATACCAACGGGCAAATCGACGCATTTGGCCGTATGCGAGTAAGTGAACCATACACGTTGTTTGATACTAAAGCACGATATTACGATCATAACCAGTTTAGCAATAGTACTAGCGGTACCGCCACAATCACATATAATTCTAACTCTAGTACATATACTCTGACTGTGGGCTCTGGGCCCACAGATTCTATAATACGGGAGACCAAAAGAGTATTCCCATATCAGCCAGGTAAAAGTTTATTGATTCTAGCTACGTTTGCTATGAATACCCCCACTGCCAATCTTACACAACGAGTTGGGTTTAGCAGCAGAGATAACGGTATCTATTTTGAAGCAAATGGTACTATTTTGAACATGGTCATACGAAGTTCTAGTACTGGTGTGCTAACTGAAGAACGCATCCCACAGACTAGTTGGAACGTGGATACCCTTGACGGAACAGGGACCAGCGGTATTACTTTAGATGTTAGCCGAACACAAATATTTTACACTGATTTAGAATGGTTGGGAGTGGGTAGCGTTAGGACTGGGTTTGTTATAGATGGGCAATTTATCGTATGCCATATCTTCAATCATGCCAACCAGGTGGGTAATACAACTACCTATATGGGAACAGCTACCTTGCCCATACGATACGAAATTTTTAACACTGGTACGGTCAGTGGCCCCAGTACTATGCGTCAAATTTGTTCAACAGTCATGAGTGAGGGCGGGTTTAATGAGCAGACAAATACAGAAACAGCGGGCACAGGTATTACACCCAAACGTTTAACCACTGGTAACATTTCTTATCCAGTAGTTAGCATACGTTTGTCTAGTACACGGCTTGATAGTGTAGTTTTGCCAAGACAAGTTGACATCTTGAGTCCTTCTGTAAACTACTACCGTTGGGCATTGGTATTAAATCCTTCATTAACCAATGCTAATTGGACTGGAAATAGCAGTACAGGGGCTGTTCAGTTTGATACAAATGCAACCGCAATCAGCGGAGGGTTAGAAGTAGCCAGCGGGTATGCCACTTCAAGAGACAGCTTGGAGCTAGGAGCAGGTCTATTTGCCCTACAACTGGGTCGTACATTGGCAAATGTCAGCGATGTTGTAACGCTCACGTTATCTGCAACTAATAACAATGCAGATGTATTGGCACAGATAGGGTGGCAGGAACTTACATAAATAAAAGAATAACAGTAAGATAGTACATGAAAATTTCGGATTTAATTGGGAATTTGGTTGATATTTTTGGCGATCCCACGACTATGCCTGTGCAATCTCACATGAATATTAAAAATAGACCCAACGTCCAAGTCGAAAATCCAGAGTTAAACGATAATGCAGATACTACCACCATGGTAGGGCCTCTGCAACAAAAGTTAGAATTGCTAAAAAAAGCAGTGGATGTGGATAACATATATGATGAAGAATCCGCAGTTCAGCTACCCAAGGAATCTAATGCTGTCAATGTGACACTAAATGTGCCTCCGGGAAAAAGCAATACCAAGATAGAATTAACGTTGAACAGTCCACCCGGAGAGATTGATGAGCTGGATCGTATCAAACGTATAGCAGGTGTGCCTACTGCTTCAATCTTTGACGCTGGTGATGACGAGCCATTAGACTCTTAAGGGAGTGGACAATGGCAGGTAACGATTACACACAGGATTTTTTTACTAGTAGGCGTAATTTCGGGGACGGTGCTACCCGTGTGGGCGACACAGACCGTCTCTGGTATGATCCTCAGACTAACACCATACGAGTGGGCGACGGAAACCCCGGTGGCCGAATTGTCAGCGGCGGTGGCGGCTCGGGTGCTGCAAATGTGTCAGTTTATGGGCAGGGAGTTTTACTAACACCCACTGTGACCAGTTTAAATTTTGCAGGCAACGGTATAGTTGCAAATGCCGCAGGAAACGCAGTGACAGTCACAGTGGCTATATCATCTTATATATTTGACGGGGGTAATCCTTCGAGTGATTACAGTGTCGGTCCGGCATTCGATTGCGGAGGAGTAACTTAACATGCCATTTATTCAACTACAATTTAGACGAGGGACTGCCGCAGAGTGGTCAGCAGCCAACCCAACACTAGCTTCTGGCGAAATGGGTATTGAAACTGACACTGACAAATTTAAACTAGGTGATGGCACTACACCATGGAACAGCCTAGCCTACGGTGGCATCGAGGGACCACAAGGGCCACAGGGTCCCATAGGAAATGTTGGCCCACAGGGGCCGCAAGGGCCATCAGGTGGACCACAGGGACCAACTGGTCCTCAGGGATCACAGGGCCCAACTGGTCCTCAGGGATCACAGGGCCCTCAAGGCATTCAGGGATCACAAGGTCCACAAGGTCCACGGGGCCCTACTGGTGCCGATAGCACAGTACCAGGACCGCAGGGATCACAAGGACCACAAGGTCCACAAGGCCCACAGGGCATTCAGGGTTCACAGGGCCCTCAAGGCATTCAGGGATCACAAGGACCACAAGGACCAACTGGGCTGCAAGGACCACAAGGACCACAAGGACCAATCGGGCCTATAGGTAATACTGGCGCACAAGGTCCACAAGGCCCACAGGGCATTCAGGGTTCACAGGGCCCTCAAGGCATTCAGGGATCACAAGGTCCACAAGGTCCACGGGGCCCTACTGGTGCCGATAGCACAGTACCAGGACCGCAGGGATCACAAGGCCCACAGGGCATTCAGGGACCACAAGGACCAACTGGTCCGCAGGGCATTCAGGGACCACAAGGACCACGTGGCCCACAAGGTCCCCAAGGCCCACAGGGGCCGCAGGGCATTCAGGGATCACAGGGCCCACAGGGGCCGCAAGGACCAATTGGAATTCAGGGGCCGCAAGGACCAACTGGTCCGCAGGGCATTCAGGGATCACAAGGGCCACAGGGCCCGCAAGGACCAATTGGAATTCAGGGGCCGCAAGGACCAACTGGGCCGCAGGGCATTCAGGGATCACAGGGCCCACAGGGGCCGCAAGGACCAATTGGAATTCAGGGGCCGCAAGGACCAACTGGTCCGCAGGGCATTCAGGGATCACAAGGGCCACAGGGCCCGCAAGGACCAATTGGAATTCAGGGGCCGCAAGGACCACGTGGCCCACAAGGGCCACAGG